AAAAGAAAATAAAGAACCAATTGTATATGTTATACAAGAACTACCTGGTACTAGTGTGGGTCGTCCTAAGTTTAATATTATGGGTGCTTTAAAATATGGTAAGCTAAAAGTGCTTTTAAAAGAAAACACACAGATTGTATTAAGTCCTGGACCTGTGATTTTTGAATTAAGAAGATTATTAAAAGATTACACGTCAAAAGATTTTTTATTGTTATCAGGTGACCCAGCCATTATCGGGTTGGCATGTACGATCGCTTCTGATATAAATAGTGGTAGATTTAATCTTTTAAAATGGGACAGACAAGAGAAAGTGTATTATCCGCTAGAAATAAACTTATATGAGAAAGGAAAAATAGATGAGTGAACTAATAAATCAAATGGAGAAAGACCAGACAGAAGTTCTGGATAGAACAGAAAACATAAAATCTCTAGCTGACCAAGTTAAAAAGTTAAGAGATTTAGAAGATCAAGTTAAAGCGGAAGAACAAGCTTTAAAAGATAAAGAAAAAGAAATTGAACGAATTTCAGGAGAAGTTATCCCTACACTTTTAAGTGAAATGGGGTTATCATCTCTCAAACTTGCAGATGGATCTGCAGTTGATGTGAAACCGTATTATTCGGCGAACATCTCTATCAAAAATAGAGAGGCGGCGTATAATTGGCTTCGTTCCAATGGCCTAGGTGATATCATTAAAAATGAAATCACTGTTTCCTTTGGACGGAACGAAGATAACAAGGCGGCAGAATATGCTAACCTTGCGAAGGGTCAAGGGTATCAACCGACACAAAAGTTGAAGGTTGAGCCCATGACTCTCAAAGCAATGGTCCGTGAGCGTATTGAAAATAATAAAGATATGCCTATGGATATTTTTAATGTGTTCGTAGGAAACCGAACCAAAATAACAAGGAAACAATAACAATGAACCAAGAAGCAAATATCACGAAACGTGAAAATGCAGGTGCATTATCCACAAATTTATTTGAGGCTGATGCAAATAAAGGTTCTCAGAACATAGCGCAAGATGATCTTGCACTACCTTTTCTAAAAGTTCTGGGTCAATTGTCTCCCGAAGTAAGTAAACAGAATAGTAAGTATGTTAAAGGTGCAGAACCTGGCATGATTATTAATACTGTGACTAATGAACTTCACGATGGGAGCAAGGGTGTAAATGTATTGCCTGTTTATTACAAACGACAGTACATTGAATGGCAAGAAAGAGGTACTAGTACGGGAGCTCCTGTACATATCTATGAAGCCGGAGATGACATCCCTAAAACAACTAGGGGCAAGGATAATAAAGATAGATTACCGAATGGTAATTATCTTGAAACAACGGCAAGTCATTTCGTACTTCTTTTAGGCAATAATCCATCAACAGCGTTAGTTTCTATGAAAGCTACTCAATTAAAAATTAGTAGAAAATGGAACTCGCAGATGATGAGTATTAAAATGAAGGGCAAGAACGGAATGTTCACGCCGCCAACTTACAGCCACATTTATAATCTAAAAACTGTTCAAATGTCTAATGACAAAGGAACATGGTTTGGATGGGATGTGTCTTTAATCGGTCCTGTGAAAGATCAATCAGTTTATGCTGTAGCGAAAAATTTCTCTGAAAGAGTAAATACTGGAGAAGTAACCGCGAAACACGGAACTGAAGAATCTGAATCGAAATCACCATATTAACGATTTCCTTTGCAGAGGAATAAGGGGCGGTAGCGGGAGACTTAAACCGCCCTGTTAACAATATGAATGTAGAACGATTTAGAAAGATATTTTTAGGACTAGAACGAGCTCATGGTGTCACTTATGTTGACAAAAAGGGTGCGGACGGAGAAAAAATAAAAGGAAAATCCTTTGTCCAAAGAGAAATGGTTACTAATAACCATTGGCTAAATCATTTACAAGGTAAAGAACCTAGTTTAGGTATCATTCCAATTACGGACGATAATAAATGTCGATGGGGTTGTATTGATATAGATTCCTACGCAGGTTTTGATCATCAAAAATTAATCAATAAAATTAAATTATTAAAATTACCACTAATAGTATTTAGATCCAAAAGTGGAGGAGCACACGTATTTTGTTTCACAACAGTACCTGTTGAGGCAAAATTGATGCGAGATAAGCTTTTATCAGTTAGTGCTGTATTAGGTTATGGAGGCTCGGAAGTTTTTCCAAAACAGATTGAATTAAAATCGAAAGATGATACAGGAAATTTCTTAAATTTACCATACTTTAATGGTGATAATACAACAAGATATGCCTTTCTTGAAAATGGGCAGGCTGCTAATATAGATGGTTTTTTTGAATTACATGAAAGAAATAAATTAACACCAGAACAACTAGAAAAATTACAGATTAAAAGACCTCAATCAGAATTTAGTGATGGTCCTCCTTGTTTAGAATCTCTGACACAATCTAAACTAAACGACGGAAGAGATAGAGTTCTTTATCAATATATTCAATACGCAAAAAGGAAATGGCCAGAGGAATGGCCTAAAAAAATAAATCAATTTAATTATACGCATTTTGTTGAACCTTTAGAAGATAAAGTAATTCAAGAAAAAATAAAATTTCATAGTAAAAAAGAATTAGGTTTTAAATGTAATGAAGAACCCATGTGCAATCATTGTGATAAATCATTGTGTAAAGTTAGGAAATTTGGAATAGGCGGAGAATCAGTATTTCCTACATTAAGTGATTTACAAAAAGTTGAATTAGATGAACCTTACTATTGGGTTAATGTAGATGGAGAAAGAATAAAATTAGATACAATTGATTCCTTATTAGAACAAAGATTATTTAGAAGAACCGTTACTAAACAAATTAATAAAAAACCTCCACGAATTACTACAAAAGAATTTGAAAAATATACAGATATGCTACTATCCAATATAGAAATTATAAAAGCTCCAATAGGATCATCCTTAATAGAACAATTAAAAGATCATTTAGAAGAGTATTGTACGAACGACTCTTCGGCAACAACGACTAAAGAACAAATATTTTTAGGAAATGTATGGACGAATGAAGGAAAACATTATTTTATTTTTAATAAATTTTTTCATGGATATTTACAGAGAAGAAAGTGGCCAGAAAAACATCAAACAACACAAGATTTATTGATTCAACATTGTAATTGTAAAGATGAGAGAATTTACATTGGTAAAAAAAGACCTAGCGTAATGATTGTGGACGCTTTTGAAAAACCTGAAAATGTATATAAACCAAAACAACTTAAACCAAAAGATCCATTCTAATGAAAACAATAGTGTTAGGTCCACCGGGCACAGGAAAAACTCATACTTTATTAGAACAGGTAGAAACGTATTTAAAAAATACTGATCCAGATAAAATAGGTTATTTTGCATTTACAAAAAAAGCTTCTAATGAAGCCAAAGAAAGAGCAATGAAAAAATTTAATTATTCTGAAGATGATTTACCTTATTTTAGAACTCTCCATTCTTTAGCATTTCAACGTCTTGGTTGGGATAAAACAAAAGTTATGCAAAAAAGACACTACGAAGATTTAGGAAAGAAAATCCAAATACCTATAGATTATAATGATTGGGACGAGGAAGAAACGGGTTTGTTTACAACTAAAAGTGATTATTTAAGAATTATACATCTTGCAAAATTAAGAAATATTAAATTAGATCAACAATTTGATCGTAAAGAACACAACCAAAAATTAGAATATAATAAACTAGTTATTATAGCTAATGAATTAGAAAGATATAAAAAAGAATATGGGCTTAAGGATTATAACGATATGATTCTAGAGTTTACAAAATCAGAAAAAATTGTTCCTAAATTTGATGTAGTATTTATTGATGAAGCACAGGATTTATCCTTAATGCAATGGAAAATGACTAAAAGTATTTGGGATAAAACAAAAGATTCTTTTATTGCAGGAGATGATGATCAAGCAATATTTAGATGGGCAGGAGCGGATGTGGATTCATTTATAACACAAAAAGGAAAAATAGTAGAACTTAAAGAATCTGTTAGAGTTCCAAAAGTTGTTCATGAATTTGCTAATAAAATTATTAATAGAATAAAAAATAGACTTCCAAAAAATTGGAATCCTAAGGCACATAAAGGAGCCTTGAGTAGGTATTGGAATTTTGAAGACATAGATATGAATAATAAAAATTGGTTAGTATTAACTAGAACAAGATATCAATTAAATGCTCTAGAAGAAATATTAAAAGAAAAAGGATTATATTTTGAAAATAGGTTTAAAAAATCATATGAAAAATATATACAAGAAGCAGCACTCAATTGGGAACGCTTAAGGAAAGGTCAACTTTTATTGTATAAAGATATTGTAAATATTTCTCAATATATGAGTCCCGTTAATTGGGATAAAGATAAATTAAAAGCTTTATCTAAGGAAGCCCCTTATGGAATAGATCAATTAACACAGGGGTACGGTCTTAATACCAAAGAAACATGGTATGAATGTTTTGATAATGCTGGATCAAAACGGATTACGTATATCAAAAAAATGAGAGCTAATGGAGAAAAATTAAATAAAGAAGCTAGAATCAAATTATCAACTATACATAGTGTTAAAGGTGGTGAAGAAGATAATGTAGTTATTTTACCAGATTTTACAGCTAACACACAACTAGCTTATGAAAGAAATAAAGATGATGAGAATAGATTATTTTATGTAGGGGCTACACGTGCAAAAGAGCATTTACATATTGTAAAACCAAAAGATGAAAACAAAGCATTTCCGATGGAGGATGTATGAGTGCATACAAAAAACAAATTGGAGGAAATCACTACCGTAGATTTAAAGTGCAGCCAAGTGAGTTTATAAACAAGAACAAATTGCTTTTTGCAGAAGGAAATGCTATCAAATACATCTGCAGACATGCACATAAAGGAGGAAAGCAAGATTTAGAAAAAGCCAAACATTATATCGATATGATTATTGAAAGAGATTATAAAGACGAAAACGAAAAACAAGAATTATGGATAGAAGGTTATAAAAAATGGAAAGAAAATAAATAATGCAAGTACCACTTTTCAAACCTCAAACAGAATGGATTCCACCAGAAAATTTTCCTGATCTATCTAAATATAATGAAATTGCAATTGATTTAGAAACAAAAGACCCAGATTTAATAAAAATGGGTTCAGGTTCAGTCACCAAACGTGGTGATGTCACAGGAATTGCTGTGGCTGTTAAAGGTTGGTCTGGTTATTATCCTATTGCTCATGAAGGTGGTGGTAATATGGATCGTAAAAAAGTTTTAAAATGGTTTCAATCCGTATTAAACACGGATTCAATAAAAATATTTCATAACGCAATGTACGACGTATGTTGGTTACGTT